CTGTAAAGAACAGCTTTACGGTTGATACCGATACAAGTGTTCTTGACGATTCAATAATTGTTTTATTGACTAAACTTAAGTATTTCCAAATCAAGTCATTTGACACTACCGCATTGCAACAAGATTACACTCGTTATTTGAATATTGCCAAGGCTAACGACAAAGGTTCAGCTACATTGTCCTTTGCTCCTAGCCCAAGTGCTGTATTGATTGGATGGGCAAATATTCCAGACACGGGGTACGGCAGTTAATCATGCACCCATCTAGCCCCATTTTTAATTCGGCTTATTTGATTTTGTTTAACGCCATATTCTTCCGCAATAATGCGTTGAAGTCTATCGTCTTTACGAATAGCAATAACTTGTTCTTTGGTCAATTTAGCCCAATTACAACGCTCTCCGCTATTGCTAGTGTTGTGCTTAATTTTGTCCGCATGGTTATTTTTTGGAGTATCCCAACGAAGATTGCTAATGTGGTTATTTTGATGGTTTCCGTCATTGTGGCAACATTCCATACCTTGTGGGCATTTTCCTACAAAAGCATCAAGAACAAGTTTATGCGGTCTTACAATTTTTTGTTGATTATTTTTCCAAAGATTCAAAAATGGTCTACCATCGGTTTTGGCAAAAGTAATTTTTTTAAGATTTTTGGTTATTTTGGAGCGTACATTACCATGATCAGATATTTCATAGATACCTTCAAAATCAACCACATCAAGCCATTTTTCCATAATAATTCCCTTAACATTGATATGGGGATATTATAACATGCCAGTACCTAAGAAATTTACCGCTAAGACCACATCGTTAGCTTCCCCTATTGGTGGATGGAACGCTAGGGATTCTTTAGCTGAAATGAACCCATTAGATGCGGTTCAATTGGTTAACTTCTTTCCTACACCTACCGATGTAACGCTTAGAAAAGGCTATACAAAATCCTCTATTGGTATTACAGGCAATGTAGAAACATTAATGAATTACGCTGGTTACAACGGCACAAACACGCTGTTTGCTATTGCTAACGGGGTTATTTATAACGCATCAACATCTACTGCAACTTCTGTACTTACAGGTCTAAGTAATAGCAAGTTTCAGCATTGCATGATTTCTACCGAGGGTGGTAATTTCTTAATAGCTGTAAACGGCTTAGACCCAGCCATTATTTATGACGGTACTCGTTGGTACAAGATGGCTACCACGACTACTGCTCAAACAATCAGCACCATTACAAGAGGTGGTACGGGCAACCTTACAGCAACCTTAACAACTGCTTCTGCTCACGGATTAATTACAGGCAACCGTGTCACTATTTCAGGTGCTACAGAATCCAATTACAACGGTACTTACTTTGTAACCGTAACAAGCCCTACCGTTTTCACTTACACAATGGCTACAGCCCCAACTGCGGATGCCACGGTAGTAGGCACTTACACAGTATTGGGTATTACTGGCGTAAACAGCAACACCTTTGTAAACATTAATATGTGCCAAAACAGACTGTTCTTTGTACAAAAAGACAGCATGACCTTTTGGTATTTGAATGTGGAATCCATTGGTGGTGCAGCACTAGACTTTCCATTAGGATCAATTGCCCGTTCAGGTGGTTACTTACAAGCAATGGGTACATGGACATTAGATGCTGGTTATGGCGTTGATGACTTGTCCGCTTTTGTTACTAGCATGGGCGAAGTCATTGTTTATAAAGGAACAAATCCTAGTGATGCAAGTGCTTGGAGTGAAGTTGGCGTATGGCAGATGGGTCAAACTTTTGCCCGTAGATGCTTCTTTAAATTTGGCGGTGACTTACTATTGTTGACACAAGACGGTTTAGTGCCAATGTCTGCCGCCTTACAATCATCAAGACTTGACCCCCGTGTTAACTTAACAGATAAGATTTATTACGCTGTAACTCAAGCAGCTAATGCTTATTACGCACAATTTGGCTGGCAAATTAATTTCTTTGCTAGTCAAAATATGTTGATTCTGAACATTCCAAATGGCATAGGTCACGACCAATATGTCATGCACACCATTACAAAAGCATGGGCTAAGTTCACAAACATCAATGCTATTTGTTGGGAAGTTTCAGGTGACAACAAGATTTATTTTGGAGCTAACGGATTTGTAGGTGATTTTTACAACTCTACATCTGATGCAGGGACTAACATTGTTGCAACTGCACAACAAGCCTATAGCTATTTTGACACCCGTGGACAGCTTAAACGCTTTACCTTAGTACGCCCTATACTACAGACAGATAACGGCTTACCGACTGTTCTATGCGGTATTAGCACCGATTTTGATACAGTACCATTAACCAATCAAATAGCCTTTAATCCATCTATCTTGGATGTGGGTGTTTGGGATACATCTGTTTGGGATGATGCTAATTGGGGTGGAAACTTGTTTGTTACTAAGTTTTGGCAAGGTGTTAACGGTTTAGGCTTTGCTGGATCAGTCAATATAAATGTGGCATCGCAAGGCATTGAGTTTCATTGGGCATCAACGGATTATGTCATGGAAGCTGGCGGAGTTCTTTAATTGCTTTGTTTTGATAAAGATTTGTTAGGCCCATTTATTGCAGAAAAGTTAAACATGGTATGGACACCCGAAAATTCAACGACAATTGGGTGGGTAGGTGAAGAAATAGAATCAGTAGTTTGGTATGAGGATTTCAATAAAAAATCGGTGACTTGCCATATTTATCTCGGAAAAGGGCTAAATAAGCAATATTTAAATACCATTTTTGATTATCCTTTTGTACAATTGGGGGTAGATAAGATTATTGCCCCAGTAATAAGTAGCAACGACAAGTCAATAGAGTTTGTCAAGAAATTGGGGTTTGAGGAACAAGCACGATTACTTGATGTTTTTCCTACTGGAGATTTGTTGTTTTTTGTAATGTCAAAAGACAAATGTAAGTTTTTAGGAGAGAGATATGGGTAAGAGTGCTTCCGCTCCACCACCACCAGATTATTCTGCTGCCGCAAAAGAAACGGCAGAAGGCAACTTAGATGCTGCCCGTGCAAATATAGCGGCTAACCGTGTAAACCAATACACGCCTTATGGCTCGCTTGAATATAAGATTGCAGGTGCTGATCCCTATGGCAATCCTACATGGTCTGCTACTCAATCCCTATCTCCTGTACAGCAACAACTATTAGATTACCAAAACCAATCTAGTTTAGGTCTTGGTCAATTAGCTGGTAAAGGCTTGGGCTATGTCGGCAAAATGCTTGACACACCGTTTGATATAAGCAAGCTACCAACAACAGGAATTGACCCTAGTCAGTCTTACCAAGATGCTTATATGCAAAGACTTCAACCCCAAATTCAACAGGGGCGTGAAGCATTGAGCGTTGACTTGGCTAACAGAGGTATTCCAATTGGCACAGAAGCCTATAAACGAGCTATGGCAAGCCAATCTCAGCGTGAGAATGACTTACTAGCTGCTGCGACTACTCAAGGCTTTGGCGTTGGTCAACAAGCTCGTCAACAAGGACTTCAAGAACAAGCGTACTTGCGTAATGAACCATTAAACACGCTAAACGCTGTTCGTACTGGTTCACAAGTGCAAGGGCCAACCTTTGTAAACCCAGCTATGCAAGCTAATACTGCTGGTGCTGATATTTTAGGTGCTACACAAATGGGTTACAACGCTCAAATGGGTGCAGCCAATGCTCAAAATGCCGCTAACAACCAAATGACACAAGGTTTATTTAGCCTAGGTGGTGCAGGTATTATGGCTATGTCAGATATTCGCACTAAAGAGAACATTCAGCCAATTGGTATTGCTCCTAACGGCTTAACTGTTTACAGCTATGAATACAAAGATGAGTTTAAAGACCATGAATTAGCTGGTCACGGAACTCACATTGGTTACATGGCTCAAGAAGTAGAACAAGTATTCCCTTACGCAGTTAAAACCCTAAATGACGGCTACAAAGTCGTAGATTACGGATTGCTATGAACCCATATATGTTAATGCCACAAAAGATGCAAGATGTTAGTGGTTTGCAACCTGTATTTCAAAATGCTGCACAACAACAAATGAATCAACAAGCTGCACTTGCACAGCAGAATCAGCTAGTTAATCAAGCTGGTCAAACTCAAGGCGGTGGGGGTGTGAACCCTATGGCTTTGGCAGCGATGTTGCGTAAAGGTGATGGAACACAACTATCTGACGCTCAAAAATCTGAAATTAATCAACTAGGCTCTAACTCATGGAATCCAATGAGCGACTACAACCGTGGAACTAATGGTTGGGGAAATTACGGAGAATAATATGGTAGAAGGAACTTTAACAGCCGATCAAGCTGCTCAACAACAGCAAATCTTACGCCAACAAAGAATGGCTGAGATGTTGATGCAACAAGGTATGCAACAACCACAAGGTCAAATGGTTAGTGGTCAATATGTTGCCCCTTCTATTACACAAAACCTTGCTAATTTAGCCAATCTTTATGTTGGTCAAAGAGGCATTGAAAAGGCTGATAAAGCCCAAGTTGATTTAGCCAATAGATTACGCCAACAAGGTGTACAAGAATCTCAAGACATTCTATCTTTAATGCGTGGCAGACAAGCCACCCCTGAAGTTGTGCCACAAGGTCAAACATTGCTTGATGACCAAGGCATGATGACTATGGGTTCACAAAGAGGTGTTGCAGGAGTTGCTCCTGATTTAGAAGCTGCTTATGCTAGATCTGCTGGTGCATCAAGTGCTCAAGGTCGTGCTCTTGCCCCATTATTAGCTAAACAGTTAATGCCTGATTTAACACCTGAAGAAAAACGATACAGGGCTGCTAGAGCAGACGGTAGCTTTAAAGGTGGCTTTAATGAATTCTTGAATCAGTTAACTGAAAAAGATAAGTTTATGATTCGCAAAGACACAGCAGAATTGGCTGATAAAGGTATCTATCTTGGTGGCCCTTCTAGCGGTGCAGGCGGTGTATCTATGGCTGGCGGTCAAGGTGGCGGTCAACAAGTAACTGGCGATGCTAAATATATGCCAGCTAATTTACCTACTTATGAATACAACCGCAATTTGTCACCAGCACAAAACAGAGAATTGGCTGGTAAATTTGAAACAGATTTGCAGAAAAATGTTAAAAACGCTAAAAGTGCTTTTAATGCAATTAAAGATGTATCTGAAATTTTGGGTAGCAACGCTCCTAGTTCAGGTCGTGGTGAAAACATCATTACTGGCGTAAGAGAGTTTTTTGGCCGTGGTGGAGAAGCATCTAAAACAGATGCTCAGTTAAAAGTATTAGAACAACAGCTTGTTCAACAAGTGCCTAGATTTGAAGGCCCACAATCTGACAAAGATGTGGCTTCATACAAGGCTGCCGCTGGTGATGTCGGTAATCCAAATATACCTATTGCAAGTCGTATGGGTGCTTTACAAGTTTTAATTGACCTAAATAAAAAATATTATCCAAACGGTGATTGGGATTCTATTAACTTAAATCCACCAAACATTAAACCTAATATACTTGGTGGCACAAACACTTACTTTGGTGCTACGGTTCAACCAAGACAAGAATCAGGTTGGAGAGTTAAGTAATGGCTGAAAGAGAATATACAGTTGTTGCCCCTGATGGCAAAGAAATAACATTGATTGGCCCTGTTGGGGCTAGTCAAGCTGAAATCATTGCTCAAGCTCAAAGACTGTATATTCCACCTTCTACAGATAGAGGAAACATTATTAATACTGATGTTCCTACTGTTGTTGGAACTCGCCCTAATGCTGTAAATCCACAGCCAGCACAATCACCTAGATCTATGGGTGATTATGTCAAGGCATTGTATGAAGTGCCAGCGGCTGCATTTAGTTCATTCCCAGCAGCGGTAGCTTATGGCAATGTTCCTTCAGGTTCTGCACCTGAAGTTTATAAAGCTGCGGAAGAACGGGCTGCCAAATACCAATACACGCCAAGATCACCAGTTAGTCAAGATGTATTGCAAACTGTTGGTGAGGCATTAACTGATGCCAAAATACCACCTTTTATCCCAGTATTGGGTACTACGGCTAGAGCAACAAGACAAAGTGCAAGAACTACAGCCCCATTGGTTAGCGGTAATTTACCCTCTTTTGATCAAGCATCACAAGCAGTTAGAACAACCCCATCTAGAATTGCTGATTTATTGCGTGAGCGTGAAGCACCTGTAATGTCAGGTGTTGGTGCTGCCGAAGTGCCTGAGTTTCAAAATCGTATTGCA